TTACACCTTCGCCNGCGTTTTGCGGACCAATTAAAATAAAACTTGTGCCGTTAAATACGTAAAGTTGATCGTTGCCGCTGTCCCACCAAAAGTCACCAATTGCTAGTCCTGTTGGTTCTGATGCGCCAATCTCTGCGCCGCCAGTTGTACGCCATTTTGTGCCGTCATAGAATTTTAGTTTACTTGATCCACTATCAAACCAAACTTGACCACTTAATGGCCTAGCTGGCTGATTAGCTCCGCTAAAATTTTCTAGCAAAAATAGGAAATTTTCATTTTGAATTTCTCCATATCCTGCATAGTTTTTACCTATGAATTTAAGGTCAGTTGTTTGATCAACTGTACCGTCTTCTACTGTTGTTAACAGTGTGTTATTATATCTATCAATTGAATAAGCCATTCTTGTGTAACCCCTAAGTGCTATATGTTATTTATCGTTTTACGGATATGTCGATGTTGGTTGATCAATTACCCATGTTGTTCCATTTGATATATACTGCATCAGTGCTCTTGCCGGTGACAGAATAACTGTACCACTAGCGCCTTCGGCAGCAAATGTAACACTTTGTACAACTGATTCATTTTGTGTTCCATTAGAATCAACAGGAATAAATGCAATATTCTTTGCTGACTCAACATCAACTCCTTGAACTGTTGCTCCTGCATATGATGTTGTATGTATACGTGCAATCTTTCCGTTATTATTTGCACTAGCTGGATATAAATCACCTAGATAAGCAGCAACATTATTTTCTAATATTGTTCCTACACCTAGACCAGTAATATCTATACTAAATGCTATTACTTCAGTAGATATTTGTGTATCTACATAATTTTTTGTTGCAGCATCTTGTGCAGCAGTTGGGTCTGCCATGCCAGTAATTTTCTGGCTGTCAGCAATATTAATATCACCGCCAGATGTTATGGCAATGCCTGTTGCTGACGTAATTGCCATGTCATTAGTAGAACTAATAACTTTTCCGTTAATATTAATTTCGTCAACTTGTAATACTGTAAGCGTACCGATTTGATCTAAGTCTAATGCTTTTGTAACATTTACAAGTGTATCATCTGTAAGTTTATCTACGCCGCCTATTTTGTATGCTTTAGTTATATCACTAATATCAACATTAACATTAGACGTCCAAGCATCTGCTGTTGTTTGCCATGTCCATAATTTTTGTCCTACATCACTTGTGTCTAATACAAGGCCAGCATTGTTGGCCTCTGCACCTGTTAGTGTTGTTCCGTCTGCTGTTTTAGCAATTTCAATATTTTTATCTTCTACCCGTAATGTAGCAACATCAATACTTGTTGTATCACCTTCAATAACCATATTACCTGTAACTCTTAGATCACCTTGAATATCAAATGTATATTCAGGTAGTCTAAAGTCGCCAGCATCTGTTCTATTAAAAATACCTACTCTAGCTGTGCTTGCATCTACGTATATTGCATCAACACTAACAGAACCAAATGCTGTTGATTTTACACGCATACTGATATCGTGATCAGTTAGTTGATTTTCAAAATAAAATCTTGGACCAACAACTTTTTGCACATGGTTTTGTCCTAGTCCAATTGTTAGTCCGCCTGAGTTTTGTATAGTTAACGTACCAACTGTAACTCCGTCAGTTGTAGAAGGTAAAAACGAGTCAGCTGTTCTAACTTGTCCGCTAGATGTAACTAGAGCATTTGCAGATTCTGCTGTTCCCTTCCATTTAAAATTACCCGGATCTATTAAATTAAATCCTGGATAAATTATTCCGTCTGGATTATCTGCTGTGACAAGTCCTAAAACCCTTTGTGCATAAATTGGTGTAAATTGAATGTTACTAACTACTGCTGATAATGTGCCGCCTACATAAAGGTTAGCAACTGTACGCGATCTACTTTGTGTATCAAGTATGCTACTTATTTGGAAGCCACTAGTGCCCTGGTTCTTTGTATACTGAGGGCCAACTAATATTAAATCAGTCCCGTCATAGGCATGCATTTGGTTATTTTCGTTATCAATCCATAAGTCACCTGCAACCATTTGTGGCCTAGTATCATCCACAAATGGACCGCCGCTGGATTTCCACACTGTTCCGTCGTAAACTTTTAATCGCTGTTCTGCACTATCCCACCAAATTTGTCCTTTTAGCGGGTTACTAGGTGCAGCAGTATTACTAAAATTTTCTAATAATTTTATAAAGTTTTCGTTAAAATACTCACCATACCCGCTATAATTTCTACCAACTAACACAAGATTGGTACTACTCGTATCAATCTGTCCGTCAATTAAATCTGTAAGTAATGTTCCGTCTGTTTTGTTTAGTTGATAGCTCATCTATTATTGCCCCGTATAAATTATATAGTTTACTGCTAAGAACGGGTTCATAACATCAATTGCATTTCCGACTGTTGCTTCAGTTTTGATGCCTCCACTTGATGCTATACCTTGTGTTCCACCTAGTCCGGGTGCTACCGGAAGTTCAATTGCATTGTCATCAACAGGCTCACCTGCTCCAACACGTATACCATAAAACTGTGTACCCGAATCGCCTTCTAAATCATGCTCGTGTTCTGGTAAGTTGTCAGTATTAATTATTTTAGTTTCTGTACCAGCGTTCCCGCCAATTGCATCAGCAGCAATATCAGTTACTCTGTTTGCGCTTGGACCGCCCATGTTGTCAAGACCAAGTGCAAGTCTACCTCTAAAATCTGGTAGTGCAAAAGAACTAACACCGTTGTTAGTTAACAATGAAGGATCTTTAAAATTGTATTGTATTGCTAACCATAACTGGTTGTAGTCTGACTTTAATACTTCAGTACCGTCACATAATAACCAGCCTGCTGGTGCTTCTTCGCCGCCGTATGGCATAATTGCTCCTGCTGGTACTAACGGGATATCCTTTAAAAAGTTACGCTTAGATATTTTATATGCGCCCGTAACTCCAGTTGTTCTGTTTATTAGTATTTCGTCAGCATTTTCTGCTGCAAAAACTGTTTCTTTGTTGCTAATAAAACTGTTTGCAATACTTACTGCAAATGTTTTTGTGCTGCCGCCTGTTTGACCGTCAAAGTCAAAACTAGTAGGATTAACATCACCGCTTAGTGCAAAAGTTGTAGCACTAGCAAGTCTATCTGCAGATCCTGCTCTTCCACTAACTGTGCCACTTACGTTACCTTGTATGTTTCCAAAGAATGTAGTGGCATATATTTGGTCATATTTGTTGTTAACAGTACCAATATTTCTAGTACTAGGAGAATCTGGAGCAATATTACCTGTTTGTAATATGCCTCCTACATCAACATCACCGCCGATATATGCATTAAGAGCAACACCAATGCCACCTGTTGTAATAATACTACCTGTGCCTATTGACGTTGAGTTAAGTGGAGTAGCAACTGTTAGTATTCCAGTTTCTGCTTCGCCTGTTTTAGGAGCAATTTTAACATTGCCTTTGACATCAAGTGCTTCTTCTGGAGCTGATGTATTAATACCAATATTGCCTGAACTATTAATACTCATCACCGTTGGTGTTAAATTACCATTACGCAATCTAAAATCAATACTCGAACCACTAGTGTTATGTTGTATAATTCCTGTTTCGCCATCAATTCCTAGTGCAACCTGTCCGCCAGTACCAATTTTAATACCATCGTTACTCTTAACACTTAATTGGAAATCTGTACTACTCGCTGCATTGCCTCTTAAAAAATTACTTGCAGGAATTATATTGCCGCCGACAATTAAGTTTTCTGCTTTTTCAGAAATTCCACGGAACTTTAATGTTTCTGTTCCTACAATAGCTTCATCTGCAAGGTTAATACCTGCTTGTATTCCTTGTCTGTATCCTGAGATGGATGTCTTAGGAGTAAATGCTTGACTGCTAACAATAGCAACCGGCTTATCTTTTACTTTAATTGATAGTACACTGTAAGTAATATCGTCAGTGCCAACAATAGATTGTGCTGCCGCACCTGTTAATAATCCGTCACTAAAGTCTGGACCAACTAAAACCCAAGTACTACCTGTAAACAAGTATAGCTGTTGACTTTCTGTGTTTACCCACAAGTCGCCTGCATTTGAATTTACTACTGCTGGTTCTGCACTGGCTTTTTTAAGTCCGCCGCTTGCTACCCAATTAGTTCCGTCATAGACTTTTAGCTGATCAACATTTTGTGTAGTATCATACCATAGCTGTCCTTCTACTGGTCTTGCCGGTGCATTAGCACTTGCAAAATTTTCTAATAAATGTAATAAATCTTCTGCAATTGCTTGTCCGTACGCTGTTGTATTGCGACCGGGTAACATTAAACTTGTTTCATCGTTTAATGTATTATCCTCAACAACAATTGAGCCTTTATTAATTGTGTCAGTGTAATTTACTGTATATGGCATCTATATACTCCCCTTACCCTGCCAAGCTCTGTATGCGAACAGTATAATCAATTTGAACTAATCTGTTCAAACTCTTTTGTACTGGATGGAAAATTACATGTGTTATTAATCTTCCTTCGCCGGTTGCGCTATAACTGCGCAAACCTAATTCATCAAATACATACGGACTATCAGCTGCTGCCGCAGTATCAAAAGCATCTTGGCCATTTGGTTCGCCGTAATCAAGTAAACAAGTTACAATAATATCAGTATAGTTTGTACCAGCAACGTGTCTAGTTTCTAATTTATTTCTAGCAGGATCTGTGTTGTTAACACTTCTGTCGTCAACAACTTTCGAATATGTTTCATTATATAATCCTGCATTTGTTCCTGTACTGTTTGGTGTTAAGTATGTAATTACTCCAGTAGGATCAACACTAGTTCCACCGTTACCAAGGCTTAATTTATTAATAAAACCTTCGCCGGCGTTAGCTAGACTTTCTGCAAGTGCAATACTCATGTTTTCATAGTGAATTGCATTGCGCTTATCAATGTAAACTTTGTTAGTTTCTGGGTCATATATCTTGATATGGCCTTGCACTACTACTCCGTTTGTATCTTTCATGTTATCGCTCATTTATTTTTCCTATACTGTATTTATTCAGGTAGCTCTGTTGTTCCGGCACGTAAGAATCTAGCAATTGAATTTTCCGTATCTCCTAGGGATATACCGTTTTCTGTCCAGTTTCTTCCTTGTTTTTTAATTATTGTTACTGATATTCCGTCTTCTGGTGCTGTAGCAAGTACTAGAGCATTAGTGTTAATAGTAAATTCGGCAGCGTGTGTAGTGTCGCCTTCTGGACTATCTAATGCCAACGTTGGGTCAAATACTTCTATTGCTGATTTACGCTGACGTATTCCTCCAACAAACACTTCAACTTCGTTAGCCGAATTAACTGTAAACGGTATGTTAAAAGTTGTTTGTGTTCCATCAACTTCAGAAGTAAATGTATGTGATATTGTAGCATCTGCATAAGGAACTGTTTTACTTCTATTTTGATCAAACACTTTCGAACCAGCAGTGTGTATATTTTTAACCCCAGTTCCTAGTGTACCTCTACGTAGTTGGCGTAGTGTATTATTTTCTTTTACAAAATATTCAATACGCTCACCGTCAATAAAAATAATACCTGGCAAATTTTGACCTTTGTTTGGTTCTGACAACATACTTGCATCTTCTACTTCAATTCTTAAATCATAATAATTTAACGGATTTGCTAATTTAGTAGCCGGTGCATCTAAACGCTTAAAGTGTGTTCTATTTAACATATCTTTAAACTGTCTAAATGCAAATTTAGGCTTACTTACAGGAGAAGTAAAATGTATAACATCAATTTTATCGTTAGTTGACGGTTGTCTAATTAATCTTACTTTCATACCGTCATTAGTAACATAGTAATCAACACTAGGTGTTAACAATTCGTTATTTACAGATACCCAAACATACTGTGCATCAGGAGCAGGAGAACGTAAACTAATTTCACCAGTTGTTAATCTAATGTAATTTACATAATCTAATTCATCTGCCGACATTAGCTTTCTAGACACAACATCATAATTAATTCTATCAATGTCAATTATATTGTGATTAGAGAATTGGAATATTTCGATAGTATCATCTAGTGCAGGTGCTGTATCAAATGTAACTGTTTTACCTAATACTCTATAATCGCCATCGGTAATTACAAATATGTCAATAACATCGCCAGGTACACCTACGTCATCTGCAAGTATAATACTACTATTTGAAATTTCAAATCTCCAGTCAATTGGAGTATTTTTTTCAACACCATTTAAGAAAACTTTAAGATCATTAATTTCAAGACTTCCTGAAGGATGTTGGAATGTTTCTGCTGCAAATTCTCTTTGTCCAGATTGCGGAATTACAAATTCAACATTGTACCCTGCTTTTAAAATTGTATTATTTACTTTTACAATTAGATTGTGTTCTGAAGGTATTGAGTAAAACGGAGATTGTAGTAATTCAAAATTAGTTAACGTTCCGTCGCCTGCAAATGTATCTTTGGTAATTTGACTATAATTTACAGTATCTGAATTACCAAATGCTGTAAAGTGAATAGTTTTATTTGCATCTTGCACTTCATCAAATCTAATAGCTGCAAATAATCCTATTGTTTCTGTTTCTAAAACATCTACAGTTTTAGGAATACCATCAACTGTAACAGAAACTTGCATTCCTTCTACATATTTGATAGGAAGTGTGTATTCTTCTGACGTTCCGTCAGTAATTAACGTTCCAAAATCTAATATGCTTTGTATTCCTTGTGCTACTGCCACTATATTAAGTTCAGCACCTACTGTTGCACTAGCAAACGCAATAGTTTTATCTGTCCAATTAACTGTATAATCTGTGCTTGGCAATAATTGGTTATTTAATTTTACAAATATTGCATTATTACTATTAGGCAATACACCAAGATCGTATACTAAGGTACTGTCCATAATATAACTTTGGCTATATATTTGGCCTTGTCCGTCACTGTCTCTAGTATACACTTGAATGTCTAAAGTATCCATTACCTGTCCTGGAACTAATTCTTCCGGGCCTTTAGATGTTGTAGGTGTAACAAATCCGTCACCGTCAATTACAATATCTTCAGAATTTAATCCAGTAGCTGTTGAATATACTAAATCTCCGCCAATAATTTGTGTATCGTAGCTCATTGGATCTAGTCCTATTGCTCCGTCGCTTGACGATTTTCTTACAACAAATACATCTCCGTCTAATAAACTTATGCCTAAGTCTTGTACAAAAATTGTATCTGTTGTGCCGTCACCTATAATAGTATCTACTATAGCATTAATATTTGTCGGTGTGCCTAAACTAAAATTAGGATCATCAATTCTTATGCCATTTTTATATAAATTATAAACAACATTATTTTCTAAAGGAGCACTTAATTGTACTGCAATTGTTGAGCCATCTGCTGTGAACACTTCATCTTCAAAAGTATTTTCATATACGTCCCAATTATCAGTATACCAGCCTTGTGTATCCCAACCAGCTGGTCCAGAAAAATCAAAACTACGTATTTCTACTCCGCCGTAATCAATACCGTCTAGCAACTGTGATAACTCTTTACCAAACATATTTACGCCAGGCTGGTATGCAAATTTAATTCTATCTTCAGCACTCAGCATACTTATAGGCTTTTTATATTTGACTTGTATTGTAGCATTTAATGCAGGAGGTTTAGTAAATGTAATTCTACCCTTTTCTCTATTATATGTTTTGGTTGTATCTTCAATATTAGCAAAAGTATACCTACTACGTAACTGTAGTGTATTGTCTATGTAAACTTCGACCTTCTTTATATCAAGATCCATTGGCCATTTTAGGTCGTATCTTACCCTGGCTCCTGACCCCGTAAACATTTCCGTTTCGTCAAGTGTGTCAAAAGTATATGATCCAGCATTTCTGTCAAACTTCATTGCTACCTTAGTTGACCTTACTAGACCGCCTCCTAAGACTGCTGTTACTTTTGCAGGAGTACTATTATCTGTCTGTGAGCCTTCAATTATAACAGTAGGCGCACTTGTATATCCACTGCCGGGCTTGGTAACTTTAATATGTGTTATTTTTCCGTACCCAAGATATGCTTTTGCTTCAGCGCCCGATCCGCCTCCTCCTTGTATTTTAACAATTGGTTCAAACGTCCAGCCACTACCTCCGTCGCCAATTTTAACTTCGGTAATTTGTTGTCCAATATTATTCTTCCAAGTTTGGCGTGGATTGACACTTGTATCAAGATTTTGTTCAATAATAACGCCATCTTGTATTCTTGCAGAACTTGGTTCAATACGCTTTGTTTCGGTGCTGTATGCCGGACTTAAATCAAAATCTGTTGTTAACGAGCTGGTATTATCACGCACATCATAATTACTTACAAATTCTCTTAGTTTAGTTTTATAAGGTTTAAATTCTTCTACAAAATCTTGGTAACTTTCTAAATTGTCATTATTAAACGTTATGTCGTCTTGATTAAGTGTTCCTTTAATATGTTTAGCTTTTACAAAACTAGTTTTAAACAACCAATCTGCATTAGATTGTTCAGCTAATACATATCTTATTGCTGACATAAACAACTGATTATATTCAATCTTTAAACTACCTACAAAAATATTATCTCTAATAGTTTCTAAAATATTTCTTATTTCTGTAGAAGGATTATTGTCATAGAAAGTATTATCAAATCTTCTATTATCAAATCCAACAGCATTTACATTATAATTGTAAAGAGATTCTTTGATCTGTATTGTGCCGTTTTGTCTACCTATAGTTTCGTAATTAACTGTATAGTCTTCTGTAGCTTCATTAGCAATCTTTCTTAATAGTAACCAACCGCCGGAGCCTACATTATTAATTTTAACAATATCATTAACATTTATTTCTAATGGAAATAGTTGGTACGATCCTTCGATACTGGTTGTGATTGGCGTAAATTGATTAAATCCATCTGCATACCAGTCAACATAATCCCAAAAAGCTGTTGTATCATATCCTTGTAACGCTCGTCTATACCAAGTATTAGTCTGATTATTAAAAGAATATAATGCCCATTTGCCGTTAATTTCAATATCTGAATTTACTAATATAGTAAATGGTCTAACTTTAATTGTTGTTTGATCATCATATCCAGAGCCGTCATCAACTACTTTTACCTCTGTAACTTGTCCTAAATTATTAATTGTAACATCAATAACTGCGTCTTTACCTGTGCCGTTAATTGTAATTTTTGGTGCAGACTTGTATCCACGGCCCGGGTTATTTATTTGCACTCTCGCAACCCTGCCGTTAACAATAATCGGTGTTAATTGTGCATCAAGTATTTTATTAGTACTAATATACTCTAACTCGTCTATACTGTCGACACTCAAATCCCATAATTGTGAGATAACTGTTGGTATTTCAGCTTTCTTTGACAAGTTTGTTAGATTATATTCGTCAACAATTAAGTTTTCTTTTAAAACTATATTGATTCTTTCAATGGTTTGTTTTAACGCCTCTATCCTATTAACAAACATGCTCTGACGTGGTTTAGATTGTATACCATAGCGCATACTTAATGGAATATTAGGATCCGGTATTGCTCGTTCTGCAATATCAACACCAATTAAGCTATCAAACCATTTACGCTCTAGATCTTGATCTGGAACACTATCAGCTGTGCCGTCGGCAAACAGCTTATATTGATTGTGGTAGTTTTGAGTAATCTTATCAGCAGTATGATATTTAATTTGCAGTACACTATCTGTACCGTCAACTAAATCATTACAATTGTTAAGTACAAATTTATCCTTTCCTAAGAAACTTATAAACTTGTATCCCTGTGTTCTAGGATTAGCAATCAACTCAGCAATACCAATAGTATTAATATTTCTACCAACTGGAATGGTTCTTTTATTAGTAACCCAAAAATAGTATAATCTACCAAATGTTTTACTTGTTTCGTCGTATATAATTTTTGTTGAATACCTGGTATTACCATATAAAGAAGTACCGCTTACACCGTTAGTGTAACCTTCATCAGTGCCACTTAACTGGTTCCAAGTTTCTGGCAAATATGCCGATTCAACCCATTCACAAATAAGTATTGTTGCACCAGGCGTTAATTTATTCCAGTTATTTTTTTGGAAAGTAGTTGTACCTTGATAAGGATTAACAAATTTAGCTTTACTTAAATCCCACCAAACTTTTCCAACATGCTTATTAGTCCAACCTAAATCTGCATCAACAAGTGGATCGCTTGTTAACCCTGTATTATATAACGCAGGATCTGTAGGCAATTTATATGATATTTCTTGATCTGCTGGTCCAGCAATTTTACCTTGGATAGGATCAATATAGTCTATATAAGAAATAATTCTATTAGAACGTTTATTATATATAAATGCGCCTGCAAACTTTTCAATATCTACTGGTGTACTACCTTGGCTTATTACATTCCAAGATTTTGTATTAGGAGTTTTTCTGTAATCAAGTAACACCCCTCGATGATCGCGCTCGTCTACAAACTGCTGCGGAACGCCAATATATGCATGATTGCCTACTGAATATACATTTTCTCCAAACATAGTTTGAGTTAGCGGATATAAAAATTGTTCGCCATATACTAATGTGTTGTTAACATTTTCGTAAACATAAACTAAACCTTTGTCTAGTTTTGTATTTCTAAAGCTAGTAAAGTTTTTATCAAATGTAGTTGTAATATTGTTTTGTTTGTCAAACGTAGTTGGAATTTTTTGGTCACCGTTTAGACTTGAAATAAGTAAGTTGTCTTGTCCAAAGTCTATACTAAATCCAAACTTTTCACTTTCTTCGTTATTAGGTGGAGTAAGTGTTTGTGTTAGCTCAAATACCCCATCGTTGTTTTGTGTCCAAATATACACTTCGCCTTGATTAGTCTTAGCATTGTCACTTAACGGAGAACTAATTGCTATTTGTGTTCCGTTTGGACTTAACGACACCGCTTTTGCCCATGCATCATTATTAAATACAATTCCGCCATCTGTATTGTTATTATTTGGTGCTGTAATAACTTGGGAAACTGCATACTTGTTATCAATTTCTCTATATACGATTACTCTAGCATCTGTACTACTGTCTTGTCCATTTACTTTTGCTGTTACAATTAATACATTTGAATCATCGCTTACATCAAAGTTTTCACTAAACTCTACTATATCTTCTTCTGGGTTAAATGTTTCTTCACTATAAAAATTATTTGTTGTAAGGTTTGGCAAATAACCTAAGTAATCAATTTTAGTACTTACTGATGTCCAAGAGTTATTTGTAACTGAAGGACTGTTTGCTCCAATATCAATGTTAGTTACTGCTTTCCATAAATTACTATTATAAGAAACAACATTGCCTGCTTTGTAAGAATATGTATTATCAAATTCTCCCATAAACGCAACATCTTTTCCATAACGCCAGCTAATTTTGTTCCAGTATATAGAATTTAATATTTCATTCATTGTTTCTGGTACATCTTTTAGCGCAATATAGTAATCATCTTTATAAAGAACAATGTCGCCCCTGTTGTATACTTGCCTTCTGTAAATTCCGGCAAAAGATTCTTGCGGTGACACACCGTGCCTAAATATTTCAATTGATCCAGGATTGCCGCTTTCGCTTTTACTACCTACTAACAACGTGTAATAGTTGCCAGTCTGTACTAGTCTTACTTTATTACCAAATTGCTTATTAGTTTCTCTGTGTTCGGATATGAATATATTTTGAAATCTATATCCTCCGCTATTCAATCTTCTATAAATTGCAACAGCGCCTTCATTTGTTAAACTATTAGTAGTTCCTTGATCCAGTGCAGGAATATTATACACTTGTGTATAATCTTTATTTAAACTATAAGGAGGATTTGATGCTCTTGCAATTCCTGATTCTGATATTTCAGTAAAAAATCCATATTCTTCATCAACAATTTCAGGATTGTCAACTACATTAAAATTATTAGTATGTTCAAATACTAATAATTTTCCGACTAAATTAGTTTGTAATACGATATCGTTGTTTATGTCATCGATTGTAGCAATAACACGATCCGAATCTGCTTGTCCTCGAAGAATTGTATTTGCTTTTCTTCTAATATTATATTTGCCAATGTTAGACTGTTCGACAAAATCACCAGTTAACACTTTTATATACACTCGAATGTTGTTAAAGTTACGCTGTACAAAAACAACTTGTGCAGTACTTGTGCTAATAGTTGTTAGAGCCAGTCCGCCTTGTCCATCAGCTGGAACTTGTACATCTTCGATTATATCGCCCACTTGCGGTTGGAATGCAAAACCATTAAAATCAAACTCACTAAGGGTCATGTCAATGTAACCATCCCATAGATCAATAATAGTATGCTGTTTATTTAAAATATCGTAAGATAGTCCTGCGGCTTCAACATCAACAACCCTGTTGTCAAGTTGATATAGGTCAAAGTTGGGGGTTGCTCCAATAGTAAGACTATCGGAATATTGTTTGCCTACTCTTACTATCCATTTATTACTAGGCTGATCTGCTTCAACACCGTCTTGTGCATCTGCCGGTGACGGGTCACCTCTATACGATAAGTGGCTTAAAAAGCTCACTCTATTTTTATTCGTTACATATACGCCAATATCGCCCACGGTAGATTGTACATTATAATACAAATTAGTGTCACGTACAGAATCTTGTTTCTTAATATCAGCATACACTAATCCTCTACCCACATCATAATATCGAGAGTTATTGTTATATGCCGGGGTTGAAATTTTCCAGTAGCCTGCAACTGATGATGATGTAGAATATGTATCTTCTTCAGTATAAAATCCTACAAAGTCTTTATCATCAATATATAATTCGCCACTAATATCAAAAATACCATTTGAATTTTTAAGATATATTACTGCGCTATCGGATTTAAATGCAACGTATTCTACTTCAGCACTACCCGTATCTGAAGTTATTCTTTGTCCAACTGTAGGCAATGTTACAAAAGTATCAACATACATAATGTGATCAATTTTTTCTAAAATAGTATGTTCTGCTGTAATAAATTCTTTACTAAGTTCGGGTATTTCTCCGTCAAAAGGAATATAATTATCTAATGTAGGATATGTAAAACTACGTTGATTCCAAAATAGATTAATGTTATCACCAATTGCAGTACCTAAGTACATGTCTTTTGGAGCACGTATTAACATATGATCTGTATTAGGATAATTTGGTAATCCAGGATTGCCTGCAACTAATAAATTTAGTGTAGTACTATCAGCATCAGCAGAATTTGCTAGATTAATATAAGAATCAAATGTTGAAAATGGTTGTGCGCCAATTTGTGGTAAAATTTCTCTATTAGCTTTCCACAAACTTTCTCGGTAACGTACTATGTCTCCTTTAACGTATGTAGCATCTGTTTGATAATCAAACGTTGACACTCCGTCTCCGTTAGTTTTATATGCTAACTTGGTCTTAACATTACTAGCTTTTGGAATACCGACAGCTAAGTATTCGCCGTCCGGTGAAACATCGATACTTTTACCAAAGTCGCTATTAGATGGCGTAAACATTTCAGTTTCGTCAATTGTTATTTTTTGTGTTAAATTTAAATTTGCTACATCTCTTGTTCTTTTATAAACGGATATTTCGCCGTTGCCGGCACCCGGTGCTGATATAAACAAGTTATTGTTATTTTTAGTTACAGCAATACTATCAGTAAATCCTTGGCTAGTACTATCATACTCCGCAGGATTTTCTAAAGTTTCTTGCATACTGTAGACTGGGTTGTTTTGTAGTACTGCCCAGTTATCATCGTAATTGTCAATCCACAATTTTCGATTTACAAATATGTCTTGTCCAGCTTTTTCAGCAAGCTCTTTGACTGAAGAAATCCTTGCAAGAACAAGATCAACTATTAAGTAAGGACCTTCATCGTTAAATGGCGCAATATCATTATCAATCGGCACTTCAATTACAATTTTGTTTAACTGTACATTTACAACTCTATATAATCCAAGTAACCCTTGTTCTCCAGCCGCTTTAAACCCAATATAGGAGCCTGATCCGTAAATTGTATCTGCCCATTTGTCAGTAGTAACTTCTACGAATACAAAACCAGATGTTGGTTCAGCAGAAGTAAGAGTAATTACTTTACTTAAAGAAGTTATTTTTACATTGTTTGATACTAATTGTGTAACTGACCAACTGGCGTTAACTGTATTTGTGATCCATATTGATTGGCCTAGTCCAATTTGGTTTATATTTACATTGTATAATGTAGTAATGTCCCCTGCAATAAAATCAACATCTTCTTCGCTTACATAACCAGCTGTTTTAACAAATTCTTCATCCACTGCTTTAGTTGGAAATGGTGCATGTACATAGTCTGTAGGTTTACCATACACTTCGCCTGGCAATATTCTATATATGTTGTTTAAGTTACTACTAGGCAATGTATTAACAAGTTCAAATGCTTGTGGAGCTTCTTGCATTTTTTTATCATCAAGTTGGAATTCAATTTGTTGAATATCTTCAATAGCACCAAATCTACCAGACTGTATTGCCCATTCTTCGTATAATTCTAATGTATCTGTTGTGTCGCCTAATGCACTAAACAGTTTAGTAAACACATTCATTGTGCCTTTATCTGCTATTGCGCCTCTATAAAATTTATACTGACTCACATCGTCATTAATAATATTAGCAAGATATTGACGTTTTTGATAGCCAATTAAATGCTGGGCCATTCGTTGTTGTTCGCTATCGAAATTATCAGTATCTAGATCATAGAAATCTGCAAATTGATTAATTCTATAATCAAAGTTTGGCAATAGCTCCGACTCTGGCTTTTGATTTAATCTATACCAAAAGTTAGAATTAAATATTTCAGTGCCAATAACATTTTTTAATGCTACATAGTAGTACTGTTTGTATTTTACAAGGTCTCCGATTTTATAATCTTTCCATTGTTCCCAGTCACTATAAGTTGCATCGTCATAAACAAATCCTGGAATATTTAATCCGCCGTTCCAGTTATCTGATCTATACCCATTAACGCGGATTCTTTCTTGTCTGTAACCAGTACTTGGATTATATATTAGGTCGTTAAATACTGTTTTGTTATCAAGCAAAACAACATGTTCTTTTTGTACTATAGGCATTGCTGCATGATACAACCCGTTATCAGTTCCTTCTATTGCAATACCAAATGAATTTTTATTTCTTATTAGGCTGCTGAAACTTGGCTCTAAAAAGTCTCCCGATGCTGTAAGTAAGGAATATCCATAAAAATCATCGGTTATGCTATCAACTACGCCGTAATTAATTTTTGCTTGCAATTGATTAGCTGCAGGACTTATTGCTATTAATGCTCCGGCTGCCCATCCTTGTGTGGTCCAATACATAAATTCTTTAGTTGACTGCTTCCAGTTTTCAACAACGTTAGCTTCTGTATCAAATGATTCAAATTCAAGTCCTAAGTCTGTTTGTCTTTGTGCGTATCCTAATAAAAAGTCAACAGTTTCTTGTACTGTTTCAAATTGTGTTCCGTATGGCAAAGTTAAAACTTGTGTTTTAAAATTATTTTTAAATTTTGCTGTCCTGCCACCTTGCGTCGGAAGTTTTGGAATTTTTTTTGTGTTATCTTTAAATACATCATCTATATTACTGCCAGATGTGAAATTATTTAAAACTTTAAAATAACTATTGCCAGCAAATACTGTTTCGCCTGCTATATAGTTGGTGTTGTCAGCAAGGACTGATGCTGTTTCGCTTTTTCCGCCTACAGTAACTTCTACAAAATTAGAACCTGTTACAGGTTTGTAATATTCAAAGTAAGGTTTTTCTATACTATAACCGCTAATTACATAACCTACTTCGGCCTTTTCTATTAGCACACCACTATATGTTAACAGTGTTGTTGGACTACTAGTATTTAAAAATACTTTGTAATTTTCTTGTGGTATAAAGATGCCGTCGCGTGTAAGGGACTGTGTTGGTGACCTACTATCTAAAATTAAATTAAAATTTTCTTTGCTTGTAAATCCTGCGATTTTAATACCAATTTGATTTGTTAAATTTTGTAAATTATTTTTATAGCTATCATAAACTGTTAATACATCACTAGCAACTAAATTATAAATGTAGTTTACAAATCCAGATGTCATAACTCGTGAAGTAGAATTAGCAGTATTAGGTAATGCAAGGTCTTTTAAAACTAGTTGTTTGTTAGTTTCTGTATATGTCCATTGCCCGACTAAATTTCTTTTTATTCTCGATACATCAAAACCAAGTCCCATTGTCTTAGCTGGCTGGTTTATTAGCATTGCTTTTATAAGAGCAAAGGGATATTCTGAACTTTGACGCCATGCATTTTCAACAGGCGCATAATCACCAAATTTAAAGTTTTTAGTAGCACGGTTTAATATAAAATTGTTTGCATATCCCGATGCTAATGGCGATACTATTTTTCCTTGTGAATCAACTGGCAAATGTGTAGTTATGCCCGGTCTAGCATAATTTGGATTGATTGTAACATTTAACGGATCTGCTATTTTTCCTTCTTCAATATTTTTCCAAAGTATTAAGTTATCACTTGTATACGGAGCAGGGCCGTATACTGTATTCCACCAAGACGGTTTTATACTAAATCCTTGTATCTCCCAAGGACGGCTGTGCGGTTGATCTGTATCATATGCATGTTGGTAAATTCCTCTCCAAAATCCTGGATTTATATTCCCATTTGGTGATACTGTGTCTGCATGATTAAACGTCCAATCACTGGTTCTTTTATAAAAAGTATTATTACTATAGTTTTGATTGTTTAGATTTGACCTAATCCATTGTTGAAAATCTGGTACTAATGTGTTATCTATTTCTTGTTTTGTAAAATTAGAAGTTCTAAACTCACCAGCGTTAAACTGATCTATGTCTAATCTTGAATTAGAATAATCAACTTTAATATTGTTAAAAATTCTTTTTTCAATTTCAAGTAATAAGTGGTCTCTAAAATCTTTATATGCTTTTATACGACTACCGTCGTGTCCTGTAACAAATGCAACTCCGTAATAGTATTCAGTCACTTCAGCGTTGTCATTGCCTGCTATTATTGTTGTATCACTTGTGTTAGGAATATAAAATAATTTATTTAATCCTTCAAATGTTATAGTTTTAGCAGTAGAATCTGTAGATGCTTCCTTTGCAGCCGATCTAGTTGTATATAATGGGTATGTCCAACCTACTAGTCCTTGATTAATGCCTAAAATAGACTTAGTGCTAGTTTCAATTTGTCCATAAACTTTAAATGGTCCGGTAGAATCTACAACAGGAACTGTAGGCTGAACAGTATCGTCGATAGTCACCATTGGATTATATTTAGGATATAAACCTAACTTAGTAGGCGTTGGCGAAATAAATGAACCGTCTGATGACTGATATTCATAAATTTCAATGATATCATTTTCTAGCTGCCCTGCGTTGATAGTTATATAGCCAGCACTATCAAAGTTATAATCTTTATTATATGTTAATTGAGTACCATTAAGATAAACTAATACACCGTTTGGAGTTAAATTGTTTAATGTAAAAGTTTCAGTTAAAGGATAGTCTAACGTTCTACTGTCCAATACTGCATATTCAATTCTGTTAGAAGAACCATAAGGTATCATATCAGAGAAATAAAACGGTTGTGATTTTATTTTATCTTTATTTAATTCAGCTAATATTAAATCTACATGAGTTTTTGTTGCTCCGTCGTAGCCTAAATTTGTAGCAGTGTCAATAAAGATTCTTTTAAACCGTGCATATTCATTTTTAGAATATTGCATTGCCTTAACAATATTATATTCCTTATTTGTAATATGATAAAGAGGAAGGTTAATTGGTCCACTATGCTTTACAAATCGTTTACCGAATTTATCTAAATCGCCGATATCACGTAAATTATTTGCACCTAAGAATTTACCAGTAAAATTTGGTAAATCTTCTAACATACTATCTACATGGTCAATTACTTCACCTAAAGTAAATTGCGCAATGTCATCATTTAATGGATTACGTTCTAAGTTGTAGGGGAACTCATAATAACCGTTTTGATTTTTTGTTGTTTTAGTGTCAGTCTTTACCTTAACAACATCGCCTACATTTAAATTATTAACAAATTGTATTTGTACAATAGGATCTGTCTTGTCAATAGTATAATCTTTTGTTGATAATTGTATTTTATTGTTTACAAATACTACTACTTTTAAATCAGTAATTTTAAATGGATTATCATATACATCAATATTAAAATTATTTCTTTGTATGTCAGTTGCTACATATTCTCTAACAACAAATTGTTTTGATATTTGCGGAGTACTACTAAAACCGTTAACATAACTAAAAGTTGTTAAGTTTTTGTACTTTTTTAAGTATCCAGAATTAATTGCACTAGTTTGTATTACGTTTGAAGATTCGTACTCAAATGTATCACTTAATAAATTAAAACTAAACAGTATATCACCGGAATTATCAATATTTCTATAAGATAACGGAAATCCTAATTCGGTATCAGATTTGCCTTCGCCTTGTAAGTATGAAAATAATTTAGTTCCTTGAAAACTTGTTTGCGGATAATATGTTGCAGACGAAAAGCTATTGCCATTAGCATCGCACACTTCAAAAAGAGGCTGCTGATTTGTTTTTGTTTTTTCTTGAGCCTTTACCCATGCATCACTGTGATAGTGATAACTCTTACCTGCATTTACTACACCTTGTGTAACTAAGATAGTTTCAAGATCTAACGGTGTTGTGTCTGCTGTTTCAATTAACGAAACTTGTCGATCATTTCCAATTTTAACAAATTTTACTTGGAATATTTTTCCATTAACAAGTACATCCGTATCAGCAGTAAATAAAATTCTCATCCCATCAGCTAAATCAACGCCGTCTATATTGTATCCAATTTGACCTTCTATCATACTGAATACGTCCGTAGTATACGTATCAATTAAATCTACATCTTGTTTAGCATATGCACCAAAATTGTTTAATTTTAGTCCAGCTTCAAATTCAATAATAGGACGAGATGCCCTTTTAGATTCATCTAAATTTTCTGCTAAATCATTAAAACTAAAACTTTTTAAAATTACATCTCTATGATGCCAACAGTTATATCTGCTCCAAGCATTTCTATCTGGACTAGCTCGATTAACAACAATATAATCTTTTTGTGTAGCATAATTTCCTGCGTTTGAAAAAGGTAAGCTATCAAACTCTTCAGAGTCAAAGGGTACAACTTTGTTTTCACTATACACAGCTGGTATAATTAAATCTTGATCTTTAATTAATTTAATCTTGTCGCCAACACCTTCAACGTACCAATTGTTTTGGTTATAAAATGCCGGCTCAGTGTCGCCCTGGAAACGTATTTGCATTCCGTTAGATAATTCAACGCCGTTTGCACTTTTATATGTTTTCTTGCCTAAAATTTCATCAGTAATATTTAAAAAACTGTTTTCTTCAATATCATATATTTTAATTAATCCACTAGTATCAATTGCATTTTTACTAATATAATATAATCTTTCAGGAGAATTTGCAGGAATAGTAAATTCTATAGTTCCTTTTTCAATATAAGCAACTGCTACTTCTTCGCCGTCCTCTCCTAACCTACGAATACCATCTGGATATAGTGTTGAAACATTGTCATCATCCTCAAATGTTACGCTACCGCTAGACGGTAATACAATATATTCACCTTGATCGTATTGGTTACCGAATAACTCAGCATCAAATAATCCTTCACCTCTAATACCTTCTGTACCAGCTGTTAATATTGCCGTACCAGGGGTAAAAGTTCTTGAGATTGAAAACGCAATAGGATGTCCAGGAGTATCAATTTCAAAACGGTATTTCTGTCCACGATATAATTTAAGTGTTGGATTCCTTGTTAATCCGTCATTAAAGACATAAGCAATATTATCGCCTTGATCTTCTGTAGTAATAGTATATGTACTAACAACTTCTCTGCTTTGACCCCTTACTGGAACACTAATTGGCCCATTTGGTAACCAATAATATTCACGGAAATTTACAAACTTGTCCCAGTCAATATTTGGATTCCATCCGTAAGTTTCCTGTGTGTTTATTCTACTATGATTATTTGTGTTTCCGCCAAAAACGCCAAGCTGTCCAATATAGTCATTATAATCTTTATAAAATTCTACGTTATCATAATTATCTTTGATAACAGTAGCTGGCTCTAATTGATAAGTTTGTCGCTGTTTACTAACATCGTCTACATAGTTATCGGTTGATTTATACGCCTTTGCTGTTTTTCTACCATAATAGCCATTTACTTTTTCTGCAACGCCAGGCTGTATAAGTTGGTCAAGTGTTGCTTGTAAAAACTTTTTGTTAGCTTGTGTTCTAAAGAATGTAGGTAAAAAATCAGCTGCTGTAATTTTATTATCCTGTCCGGGTACCGGAAGTGGAGACGCATTTTGATCATCATTGTATGCCATTAGTAACTATATCCTCCGCCGTTACTACTATTGTTATTACTGCTGCTACTACTACTACTTGAGCTGCTACTATTCGAAATACTTGACACAATTCCTGTTGTTGTTGTATTTGAAACGGAACTAATTACGTTTCCTGCTGCTTGTATCTGTGTTGCTGTAATTTCGTCTATAGTCTCAATGTCACTTACTGTTGCTGCACTTGTAAACACTTCGTCTGCTTCACTTTTTATTTCAAAAAGGCTACCAAATGTTTGTGTAGTTTGTCGAGGTACTATTAAAAAACTAACCAATCTTGGTGATAGTTTGTTTATAATATATGCACTAAGTTCTTGGAAATAAAATGTTTCTCCAAAATCCCAATTTTCAATATCAAAGAATTTGTTTATTTCATCAATAATATCTGATTTTAATTCGTTATCATTCATTACTAAATTTTTGTTTCTAACTATCTTAAATTTAACTTGTAAATCTGCAGGAGCTTTGTTGCCAAATAATATTTTATAACGCACAGGATGATAAATGATATCATCACTTATACTTTTAATTTTAGCAATTGCGCTGCCGTAATTTCTAAGTAACTCGTCATTACTTGGAGGCCTAGGCTCAACTGATAATTGTCCTGAAATATATTGTTTTAATTGTCTATCATACGTTTTAGTTAACAAGTATGTGTCGATAATATTACTTGAACTTGGATCAATCCTATAATTGCTATCTGCAACATGTACATAATGAAACTTTAAATTCGAACGACCAAAAAATGCTTTATAGTCGGTATTAATTTGAGTATTATTTAAAGTTTTATTTAATTTTCTAAATATTTGTTCGTCTTGTAAATAGAATATTTGTCCTTCTAATCGAGTACTATATGGAGCTATTGCTGATTCATTTTGAACAATAACTATTTCATCATTTAAGTTATTAAAGAATTTAAAATCTTCTACTCCGTCAGATGTAGTATACACTTTTTGGAATACAATTCTTTCAGTAATCGGAACCGACGTGTCAGATTCTCCAACTATTTGTTCAAAGATATCCGGGTCATCAAATACACCGTCGTCATCTAAATCAATAAATTGTATTTGTATTTTACGGCTATCTAAATAGCCTTCAACATCTTTATATTGATCTGTAATCGTCCAAGAAAAATCTCTTGTAAATGGAGTTAATTCTCCAGGTTTGCGATTAATATTTAAAATATCAATTTTATCACGAACAACTTCTCCTGTAGAAGGATCATAAATTTTATCTGCTCCGTCAAAAAAGAAACGTATTTCATTTTCGCTTTCCATTACATAACGCATTTGCCTATATGTAACAGTATATTTTTGTCCGTCTGTTTTAAAATAAAGCATCCAACTAGCATCAAGATTGTCGCCAGACGTATCACCAGCTTTACCTATTGCAAAATCATTAATTGTATTAACATCTTCGGCTAATACAATTTTCCATTGCCGGTCATAATTATCATATCGCAAAGCAAAGTTTCTAAATTCAAATGCTTGGTCAATGAGCTGTGTCTTAACATCGTTAATTAATGCTAAAGAATATTTTGGTATAATCTGTTCAATTAACGCACCTGTTGGGATAAAATCATTTAGCACAATACTTGCACTACTATATTGTTGCACACCTGTTTCTACCGATAACGATGTTCCGTCGCCTACTACAGATAACACTTTAACCCACTTGTACATAGTTTTTCCAAAATGGTCATTACCAGAATCATCCATTAATGTGCCATCGGGCATAAAATGTTTGCCTGCAGGTGGTACAAATTTTACTAGTGTTCCTGGTTCTAGCAATCTTAAACTATTAGCAGTAAATTCTCCTACAGGATACGGTGTTGCGCTCGTGTCTTGAAAAATACCAGTATAATTATTAGTTTCTGAAGTTTTGGCATTCCAAGAAGCGTTTAAGTCGCTAACAATAATTTTTGGATACTTTGACAAGTAAAAGTTTTTACTATTCGAATACTTTATTATCTCTTCAATAGTATTATAAATTGCGCCTTCAATATCTGTTTGGGTTGAAAAAGTAAAAGTTTGTTTTTCTTGGTATTCTTCTTTGTAAATAATACCATCATCAACAAATAAACTAGTATTTGAATATTTTCCACTAGCGTCTTTTAAATCAAAATATCTACTTATACCGCTAGATATTCTATTAGAACTTTTAGTTTTAATAATTTCTTGGCTTACTGCAAGTGGACCAATATTGTAATCTTCACCTGTAATTAGTCTATCTTGTGTATAGTATGTTGCAGGTGCATTTGCTTTAATTTCTTCGTTTGATTCTGAAGCAGTACCGTTACTAACTGTATAGGTTAATTTTAACCCAATTGTTAATTTTTCTTTAGTACCTTTTTTAGTTTGGTAAGGTACTTCTATTTGAATATTGCCTAGCGCATCAGGAGTTATTACAGCTGGTGTTCCCGAACTTGTTCTATAATAGACTTTAAAATCACCTGCTGGTAAGTTTCCAAAAACTCCGTCACTAAAGACTAAATTAATTCTGTCACCAATCCTAGTAGTTACTGCAAAAACATCTTTTGTTTTATTAAATAAACTGTTATATACAACATTGTTGCCTTCAACAGAGTCTATTTTTGTCCATGCTTGGTTTTCAAATCCTGATGAGTTTAAACCAAACAACCAAACATCACTATTATTAATGTTTTCTGCATCAATAGCAATTGTTTGATTAGGTGTTGGATTGTTAACACTAAATGCTCCAGAATCTAATCTTCCTTGAACAAACGACATGAAAAAACCTGTATTAGCACTGCCGGCGCCTTGGCCGTCATCTCTAAATAACATTGCTGGACTGTTGCCAGGAAGAGGCGCTTCCTCAATAATACTTTCTCCTACAATATCACTACTTACAATTTCAAAGCGTGTGTTTACTCCTTCGATTCTTTTAGTAAACGGATATATTGCAGATGCTGTCGATGTTCCATTAAATTTATATTTTTGTGTTACTACTCCTGCAATAGTTTCAGTTTTTAATGGATTTCCAATTGCATTTTGTAAAGGTAGTGCAGAATTTAAAATTTTCAAAAATTGCTCAAAGTAATTTGAGTTAGTTTGGTCATTCCATTTAATAGTAATACCAGCCATATTTAATCTATTACTATCTAATACATTTTCTGTAGTTTTGATTGTATTAATCTTTAATAATCCAACTGCTGCTTGATTTCGCCTTGGATTGTATGCCAACATACGTGCTAAACGTAGTACACTTTCTCTACGTTCTGCCGTTTCTAAGAAATTTTCACGTGCATTTAGATCAATACGGAACGATAAGTTTTGCCCAAGGAAAGCAATCATATCAATTAGCGCAAGATATTCACTTGACTCAATATAGTCGTTAAAGTCTTCTGGGTAATTTTGACGCAGATAATTAATCATTGTCCGACGAAGATTATCAAAGTCATAACTTTGGAAATCAGCGTTACGGTATGATTGATAAATTCTTTTCCAGTCCTCGGCTACTAGTAGCCTTGACTGCCTATCAGTTGCAGACATGTACGTTTCCTTGTTTACTAATGATATTTATCTGAATGAAAAAAGTGCGTATATTATTTTAGCTTAATAATCCATTCTCTTTATCAAACTTAAAACGTAACTGATCCTGTATTTTATACGGTAAAAACGTAAGTGTTATGTCGACTTGAATACCTTGATCAAATGTATCTACTAGAATTTTATCTATCTTTGTTCTTGGGTCGTAGTTTACTATTCGTGTTACATCTTTCACTACTGCTTCTTGCACTTCCCTAGTAAATGGTTCAAATAAAATATCCCATATAATTGTCCCAAATGTTGGGTCGCTTAACTTTTCTGTTTGACGAATATGAAAATGATTTATTAAATCTTGTCTAATTAAATCGTAATCATATAAACCAAAGTTTTTTGGATTATTAGCAGTAGTTGAAAAACCTCGATAAGTTCTACCGTCTACAGACTTTTTTATGTTAGGTTTAACTACTACACGCTTATATAGATTTTTTTCTAATTGGCTCATATTGTATTTACCCTATTACTGTGGACCAATTGGCGTTGCTTCTGAAACATTATCACCAGGTGATAATGTTGGCGAACCTATTGCATCTACTTCATCTTGTAGACTCTTAAATGCATCTGCCATTTCGTTGCGGAATCTGTTTACAACGGACTTTCTTACCCCAGAATTACTCTTTCCAAAATATTTCATTCCGTTTGCTGCGGCTCTTTCTAAGTATACTGCTTTGATTATGCCTCTATCTGACGGATTTGTTGCGCCTGTATTTTTAATTGCTCTTTCAAATATTCTTTGGCAACCACCTTCACCATGTTGTATTGCTGTAGACCACACAACATCCATTAATGTTTTAGATCGTTTTACTACATCGACACCAGTAGTACGTTTTATACGTTTAGCCGCTGGTTGAAAATATAGCTCAACACCAAATGCATGTTGAGCCTCGGCATTAGCTGTATCAGACATAATTGCTGCCCAGCCTTGCTTAAAAGTATCAGTGCCTGATCGAGCTGCATTTTCGCCGCCAATAGTCGCGAGCTGCTTAGATAACTCAACGTAACTGCCAGCTTCACAGAACTTAATAAAGTTACCCATAGCTCCTGTTGCTGATGCTATTTGATATGTACCATAACTCCAGCCGCCGGTTCTATCGTAACCAATTGCAGCAGGTTCGTCTTTTGATTCGTATTTTCCGCTTAGTTTACCTAGTCCTGAAAATCCATCATAATCGTAAACACCAGTAAAGTCTGGACTTCCGGCATAATCATCATTACCAACAAATCCTATAGGCTCTCCGCTACTATCTGTTGACAATCCATTTGCTGTAACTCCTGTGCTTATTTGTCCTCCTGAACCTGCAACATATGCACTTGATTTTCTTCCACCTATATTTTTAAAGAATGTATCAGGTGTTAAAATTCTGTTAGCCGATGGTAATCCTCCTGGTGATTCTCTATCAGTTTCTGAATGTTTAAATGATAAAGGATCCATGTTTTCGTGATGTGGCCATGGTTCGTGTTGTGGAGATCTTGCTAATATACTCTCATATTCTTCAATTACGCCTCCAGGTTTAATTCTAGGTAATGTAACTGTTCCTAAAACAACAACTTCCGAAGCAGGGTTTGCTGTTGCTGCGGCAGGACCGTTCATATGGATATATGTTGCGGTTTCCCTATGTTCTTTGATACTATTAATATGTGTATAAGCTCCTGCAGATAGCCTATTATCTTGATCTGTTTTAAGATGTAGGTTACTACCTGTTTCAATATACTGCTCTTTCTTAACTTTGATGTTGTGATTTTTACCAACAGTAACTTTACTATCAGCGCCGACATGTAAATTATAATTATATGCCGCTTCTATTTGTACTCTACCGTTATCAAAACTATTTTTATCAGTTGCACTACCATCATTGTACCGGCCTGTAGCTTTTATGTTAACATTTCTTCCAGCTTCTAGGTTTATGTCACGTTCTGCTGTAATGTTTAAATCAGTTTCTGTCATAATACTAACACTATCCTGTGCATGAATATCAATTTTACCATCGCTGGTCATTTCTATCCAAGTAGTGCCTCGAGCATTGCCAATGTAAATTAAGTCTTCACTATTATGCATCAATATTTGATGACCTGTTCTAGTCCTAAAACGAAGTAATTCGTTTTGTAATATTGTAGGATCTCCTTCTGACGTTTCTTTTACATTTTTGTAAACAGGAGGGCCGTCTTCTGCATGTGTTGCACGTATAAATCTGTCGTCACCATCGTCCATTACAAACGAACTTCCGCCTAGTCTATTTGATGGTGTTGATATTTTTTGTTTTGCAGTACCAACCAATGAAGTTGGTGCGCCGTCTCTATAATCTTTAGGTCCAGGTGTGCTTATGCCAAAAACCATACTAGGTATTTCTCGTCTAGCACTTGTAGTTGTTGTTCCTCGAGTTTCGTCGTTTAATAGTCCCTGCACTTCTAACGTTTCGGTAAAATCTTTGTTATATGGTTTATTAAATAACGTAGGATCTATCAGCTCACCTTTTTCAATTAGTTTATTATATTCACCAACTGGAAGTTTACGTCCTTTTAAGTTGTCAGGAAGATCAGGTTGTGTTGTTTTTTCTGTTGACGCTCTACCATCTGGTACCATAAAGTTCATGTAATCGGCTGGTATACATCCTATCCAGTATCCAAAGTTAACATTGCCTTCAGCAAATATTACTAGAACTCTTGTTCCTATATCGGGAGGCACCATCCACATGCCATAACTTTTTTGTGTATGTTGGTAGCCTTCATTTGGTGTAAGTGCATTATTAGGAGTTATTCCGTAAAACGGACTTAGGTACTTTACATTTAATAATTGTCCTGTTCTTTCTGGGGTGCCTCCAGCGGAAGTATATTTTATTAATTCAACAGTTAATCCGCCCATATACTTAGTGTCTAAGTTGTTAACTACTATTGCTTCGTACGGCCCAGAATCTGAAAACTTACTGTCAGTGTGCCTAGATCTTTTATAACTTGCTGCCATTATTGTGGTCCTACTGGTGGTATGTCTGGTACTGGTGTTGGTAATGATATTCCTGGGTCTGTAGATGAATATGAATTAGAATCAACTACTTTTTTTCCAGTTCTAAAATCATACCGATCAAATCCAGCCCGCATTATTGTATAAGTGTAGCTATTGCCAGTTGCTGCTTCAGGGCCAGTATCATTGCTTACAGTGTCTGGCGATACTGGAGTACCTGCATTTTCGGTACTAGTATTTGGTGCGGCTGGTGTTTCAGTAGCGTTACCGGTACTAGATTCCGTTCCGCC